TTCTTCTTCAAGCAAGAAAATCCAATCTTTTAATAAGTCTGCTCTCATTAATGGGTCATTAGAATAACGAAACTCAAGTACATTACCAATGTCACCTTCACCTGCATTAAAGTTAGCTTTTAAAGTAATTTTATGTCGCATGATTAGTTAGCCTCCAAATCAAGAATCTCATCTTCAATGTCACTAATAACACTATCAGGTAGCAAGCTCATAATATTAACTGTACTGTCAGCTACTTCTATTTCTGTAATGTCAATGTTATACACATCAGGACTATCACCTGTGCCGTATGGGTCACGCTCAAAGTCACAAGTGTAGTAAACTGTTAAGTCAATACCGTTGATTGTTGTGTCTAAAGATGCCATGATTATTTCCAGTCAAAAAATTTAGCTAATACTTCAGCAACTAATAAAACTATAATGAATACTGCAAGACCTAATACTACGATTGTTAAGTTATCCATGTTGCTCTCCTGTTGTTGATGTGTTCATTGTATCGACTTTGAAACTTGTGTCAAGATTTATTTGTATTTATTTTTAAATGTATCTTGGTAGTTTAATAAATTTTATTAATTGGACTTTAAAAGCTACTTGTGGTAAGATGTTGTTAATTCGCTTGGAGGCGAAATAGAGTAAGCCTTGAATAGACTCCTGCACCTACTCGGTGTCCTCCAACTGCCTTAAAACAGCAGAGGGGTCTACTCAGGGCTTTTTGTTTTTTAGGAGTCCGTATGGAATGGTTCAGACACGATTCAAATGCTAACCTAGACGATAAGTTACAGCAAGTGTTACTTAGTTATGGTTTAGAAGGATACGGATTATATTGGTATTGCATAGAGCTTATAGTTAATAAGGTATCTGCTGACAATATAACATTCGAGTTAAAGCATGATGCCAGGGTAATTGCAAGGAATACAGGGTCTACTCCTCAGAAGGTTGAGGAAATGATGAAGCACTTTGTTGAACTTGGATTATTTGAAGCTCATGCTAATGGTTTAATCACCTGCATGAAAGTAGCTAAAAGATTATCAGCATCAGCTACTAGCAATCAATATATGCGTAAAATTATTCACACTATAAATACAAACAATGACTTACAACTACCGTCATGTCACCGTCATGACGTCGTCATGAAAGAAGAGAAGAGAATAGAAGAGAAGAGAGTTATTAAGACATCAATTCCTGATGATTTTAAGGTTAGCGAAAGAGTGATAAGGTGGGCTAATGAAAAAGGTTATCGTGATTTAAATAAACACTTAGACAATTTTATTTTAGTAGCTCAATCTAACAACTACAAATACACAGATTGGGATGCAGCATTTATGAGAGCAATTAAAGATAACTGGGCAAAGGTAGCAAGTAAAGAAGTTAGGTTGTCGCTATGATTACATTGCACAATGGCGATTGTTTAGAAGTGATGAAGTTAATACCTGATGGTTCGATAGATGCAATCATTACAGACCCTCCATACGGTACTACATATTGCAAATGGGATTCCGTTATTTCTTTTGAACCAATGTGGAAACAATTAAAGCGCATTATTAAGCCTAATGGTGCAATTGTATTGTTTGGAAGCGAACCATTTAGTAGTGCTTTAAGAATGAGCAATATTAAACAATATAAATATGATTGGGTTTGGGATAAAGTTAATAAATTTACAGGGGCATTAAACGCTAATAAAATGCCAATGCTAGACCATGAATTAATTTCTGTTTTTTATAATAAACAACCAACATATAACAAACAATTAAGAGATGGAAGTTATAAAACTCGTCATGGCGGTAATAGAAATACAGAAACTATTAATTTTATAAAGCCATTAAAAGATTACGGAAGAATTGTTAATGGATTAAATCCTAAAAGAATTATTCATTATCCATCCCATAACACTAAAAACATTTATCATCCAACGCAAAAACCAATTGAAATAATGGAATATCTTATTAAAACATATACTAACGAGAATGAATTTGTTTTAGATTTTACGATGGGTTCTGGAACTACAGGTATTGCTTGCAAAAACCTTAATCGTAACTTTATTGGAATTGAATTAGATAAAAATTATTTTGATATAGCAACAAAAAGAATCAACGAGGTTTTATTATGATTATCAATCCTAAAAGCCTTATAAACGATATTGAAAACCTTTACGAAACAGGAGTAGCACGTGGACATACAACTGGTTGGAGTAATGTTGATGAGTTTTTTACTGTTAAGCATGGCGAGTTTACTGTCGTTACTGGGATGCCTAGTCACGGAAAGAGTGAGTGGCTTGATGCACTATGCGTTAATTTGGCTGTGCATCATAATTACCGTATATGCCTCTTTTCTCCTGAGAACCATCCTTTAGAGATGCACGCTAAAAAAATCATAGAGAAGTACGCAGGTAAACCTTTCTTTGGTTCACATCGTATGTCACATGACGAAATGCTTGCTTCTATAGACAGAATGAATAAGAACTTTGCTTTTATTAAGCCTGAAGAAACAGCCTTTACACCAATTAACATTATTGATGAAGCGTTACCTTGGCTAGATATGTCTATTACACAACCTAGAGCTATGGTGATTGACCCATGGAATGAGATGGACCACTACAGACCAGCAGGGCTAACAGAAACAGAATACATCAGCCGTGTGCTGACAGAGCTACGTAGAGCTGCACGTGAGTTTAGATGCCATCTATTCTTAGTAGCACATCCTACAAAAATGGCTAAAGACAAAGATGGTAACTATCCTGTGCCTAGACCTTACGATGTTGCTGGTTCTGCTCACTTCTACAATAAAGCAGATAACTGTATCACTATATGGCGTGACGTAATGAACGCACCACAAGAAACACAAGTACACATACAGAAGGTACGTTTTAACAGCACAGGTCATCCTGGTGTTGCACAGTTGTTGTATGATTACAATAAAGCTACTTACATTAACGAACCTGAATTTTATAGGAGCATATCATGAGATTAATATTATTAGCATTGTTAGCATTATCTTTTAACGCACAGGCTTGTTCATATCAAGATGGATGGAATTGTCCAGCACCTCCTGTTTATATTCCAGTTCCTGTTGCACCTCCTGTTTACATACCACCTGTAAGCCCAGGTCAACCACCTGTAATGACACCATTTAACCCAGGAAGATAATATGATATTAGTTGAAGTGTACGATAGTGAAGATGACGATGCTCAGTTTATATGTTTAATGACGTTTGAAAACTCATATAAGTTTGATGCTTTCTTTGGTAACTGTTCGTTTGAAGAAGATATGTATTTTCAGATAATGGACTATGAAACTATGATGGAAACCATACAATGACGTATGTACTGCTAGACGATGAAAATCAGCCTATTAGGTTTTTTGACTATCCTGCAGAGGGCACAGTTGAGGTTATTGAGCCTAAGTTGACTTTTGACGAGATGATGGATAAATTCGGAGAAGCGTTATTATGACGATTAACGAATTTGTAAAAGCTATTAAAGAATGGAGTCCTAATGCTGAGTTTAAAGCTGTTAAAGACGGTGAAGTTTACAAAAGCAAAGGATGGTTACAAAAATATGAAGATACACAGTACAGAGAGATAACACCTTATGTGCCAGCAGAAAAAATGTCCTACGTGCGGTCAAAGTCAAAAACGGTCATTACCCCAAAACGCTAGATTGCATAAACTATTCATGCTGATGTCTGAAAGTTTTAAAGGTAAAGACGGACTATACCATCCTCACCAATGGTGGAAGGTCATGTGCAAGGATAGATGGCTAGGTTATAATGAGTATGAAGGTGCTAATGGCATTATCTATGCGTTAAAATCTACTGCTGAACTAAGTGTAGAAGAACTTAATACTTTTATGAATGAAGTAGAAAAGTTCTGTGCTGAACGTGGATTGTATCTACAAGATTAGGATAATATGGCTCAATACCGTAACAAGAAATTACTAGAACTATGTCGCGAACTACCATGTCAAGTATGCGGGCGCGTAGATGGGACTGTATGCGCTGCACACTCTAATCAACAACGTGATGGTAAAGGTACAGGCATCAAGGCTAGTGATGCTATGGTGGCTTCTATGTGTCACTCATGTCATACACAGTTAGATAATGGTAAAGACTTGACTAAAGAAGAACGTAGAGAGATATGGGAACTAGCCCACAGACTAACAATCAGATACATGATTGAGAATGATATGCTG